CTGAAAAGATACATTATGATTCAATGTTTGATAAAGATGGTCTAATGACTGATAAAGCATTGAAAGCTATATCTGGTGAAGTATCTTTAAACTTAGATGATGGAATAGCTAATTGGATAAATCAAGGTACTACAGCATATCCTGTTAGTAAGTTTATGTTCACGTTCCCGCGAACAGGTAGTAACTATGTACGAAATGCAGCATCTTGGACTCCTCTTACTTTAATTCCCGGTATTAATAAATATAGTAAAACTCTATATGCTAGAACTGAAGATGATGTAGCTAGAGCGTTAGCAGAACATGGTATAGACATGGCTACTACTCCTAATGCTAGAGTAATATTTGAGAACTTAAGAGCTGAATATACTGGTAGATTAGCATTTAGTAGTATCTTAACTAAGTCTATGTGGGACTATTCTATGGCTGGTAACATCCGAGGTAATGGTCATTATAATAAATCACGTAGAGCTAAAGAAAGAGATCAATTAGGATATCAACCAAAAACTATCAATATTGGTGGTAAGTGGATATCTTATAAGGGTATAACAGGGGTAGATCCAATACTCAGTATCTTAGGAGATATGTCATACTATGCTAGAGACTTAGATCAACCATTTATGGAAGATATAGCTGCTAAGCTTTGGTGGACTATTTCTGCTACATTCCTTAGTGAAACACCTTTACAAAGCGCAGAGCCGCTTGTAGCTGCCGCTAACGGTGATTTAACTGGATGGACAAGATTAACTGCTAACTCAGCTAGATCTATGATACCTCAATCTGGTGCTTTAGGTGTAACAAGTAATGCTATTACATCTTCACAAAAAGATATAGAAGCTAGCATACCTAAATATGTACAGAATAAACTACCTATAGCTTCTAGTTTCTTACCAGAGCAAATAGATATCTGGACTGGTCAAGCTCTTAATGATATTGATAATCCTTTTCTTAGAATACTTAATTCATTAAGTCCTATAAAAGTTAGTGGTACCCAAGAGCCTTGGAGGCAGTGGTTACTTACTACTGGATGGGATGGTCTTGGTAGATTAAAAATGGATTCAAGTGGATCATATAAATACAGTGAAGTTGAAAGGGAACAGATCTATAAATATATAGGTGAAATGCAGCTTTACAAAAAGTTAATACCTTTAATGAATGATAAAAGATATAAGAAACAAATAGGATTATTACGAAGCCATAGAGTACAAGGTGGTGATTTAGATAATGAGTTAATCAAACTTAAAACTGAAAGATTACCTTTATTTAAAGAAATTGATAAAATAATTAGAAGTGCTCAACTTATAGCTGAAGGTAGATTCCTTGAAGAAAGACAGGATGTCCGAAACACTATAAACGCACAGAAACAAGTTAATAAGCAATTAGATGTTGGTGACGTTCAAGGTGCATCAGATACACAAAGAAAAGAATTAGAAACAAGAAAACTACTAAACATGCGTAAATAACGACTACAATGGCTGTTACACAAAACTCATACATAGGTAATGGTTCCACCACCACTTACTCTTTTACATTTCCATATCTTAAGTCAACTGAAATTAAAGCTTCACTTGACGCAACCGTTACTACAGCTTTTACCACCCCAACAGCTACAACGGTACAATTTAATACTGCTCCTGCTAATGGAGCTAAAATCAAAATATATAGAGAAACAGATTCAGACAGCCTAACAGCTACCTTTTATGCAGGGTCAGCTATTAAGTCTGAGGATTTGAATGATAACTTCACCCAGAACTTATATGCTACCCAAGAAGTTACTCAAAGATACTTAAGTAATCTTGGTGGTAACATGGTAGGAGACTTAACATTAAACGAAGATGTTAATATTGTCTTTGAAGGTGCAACTGATGATGCATATGAGACAACATTAACTGTAGCTGATCCTACTGCAGATAGAACTATTACTTTACCTAATGTAACAGGTACAGTAGTAACTACAGGAGATACTGGTACAGTTGCTACAGGAATGATTGCAGCTGATGCAGTTAATGGGACTAAAATAGCAGATGATAGTATTAATTCTGAACACTACGTAGACGGAAGTATTGATACTGCACATCTAGCTGATGCACAAATTACTACAGCTAAATTAGGTACAGATTCAGTTACTACTGTTAAAATAACTGATGCAAATGTAACAACTGCTAAAATAGCTGATGCTAACGTAACAACAGCTAAAATTGCAGCTGACGCTATAACTAATGCTAAGATTGCAGATGATCAAATTGACTCTGAACATTATGTTGATGGGTCTATAGATACTGCCCACATTGCTGATAGCCAGATAACATCTGCTAAGATTGCAGACGCTACAATAGTAGCTGGAGATCTGGCATCAAATTCTATAACAACAGCTAAGATTACTGATGCTAATGTAACTACAGCTAAGATAGCAGATAATGCTATTACTGTTGCTAAAATAGCAGATGCTGAATTAACTGAACTTGCTACAATGAGTTCTGGTACTGCATCTGCATTAGCTGATCTAACACAAACTGAAGTACAAATTCTTGACGGTGTAACAGCTACTACAGCTGAGTTGAATATCTTAGATGGAGTTACCTCTACCACAGCTGAAATAAACTTACTTGATGGTGTTACAGCTACAACAACTGAATTAAATAAAACAGATGGTTTAACATCTACACCTGTTGAGTTAAATATTCTTGATGGTGCAACAGTTAATACCTCTGAAATTAATAAGTTAGATGGTGTTACTGCGTCAACAACAGAATTAAATATTGTTTCTGGTAAGACATTTAAGACATCTAGTGGAACTTTAGATACAACAAGTGATACAGAGATACCTTCTTCAAAGGTTATTGCTGCACACGTAGCTAGTTCTCAAACTGCTATTGGTGGTTTTATCACTATTGCTGATGAGGTATCATTCCCTAATACTCAACCTGCAACTGGTGTTGTAGTTAGTATTAATAATGCTGCTGGTGTCGTTGTTAACGGCTCTGGTGTAAGTACAACTGGTAGAAGATTAGATAGCACTGTAGTAACTATTAATGGATTTCCTAGTTCACTGAATAGTGAAACGTTAGCTGCTGGTGTTGGTCTAGTTGTTACTTCTACAAGTACAGCTAATACATATACTTATCACAAACTACTAGCTGCTGAGACAGATGTTAAACAGTTAAGTGATGATATAAATGACTTTAACGCTAGATACCGAGTAGCTAGTTCAGCACCTTCATCTAGTAATGATGATGGAGACTTATGGTTTGACACATCTGGTAATAAGATGAAAGTCTACAATGCTACAGGATCATCTTGGGATGATGTAGCTTCTGTTGGACAATTCTTTATTAATACTCTGTCTAGTTCTTCAGGTACTGGTGGTGGTAGTGCAACCTTTAATGGTAGTGCTTATCGATTTACCTTAAGTAGTCCTGCTACAGGTGGTGCTCAACAATTAATAGTTAGTATAAATGGAGTCATTCAAAAGCCTAATACTGGAACATCACAACCCTCTGAGGGATTTGCAATTGATGGCAACGATATCATTTTTTCTGCCGCCCCTGCTAGTGGTTCTGATTTCTTTATCATTACCCAAGGATCGTCAGTAAGTATTGGTACACCTAGTGCTAACTCAGTTAACTCAAGTCATATTATTGATGGAAGTATTGTTAATGCAGACATCTCTAGTAGTGCAGCAATAGCTGGTTCAAAATTAGCTGATGACTCAATTGCAGAAGTTAAATTAGATATATCAAATACACCTACAGATGGTTACTACTTAAAATATAAAGATAGTACAGATAAGTTAACTTGGTCAGCAGTAGATTTAAGTGCTTATGCACCTTTAGCAGGAGCTACTTTTACAGGAGCAATTAATGCTCCATCTGCAGTATTTACAGATGACGGTTCAGGACAAATACTTCAAGTTAAAGCAGATGATGGTTCTATTTATGCATTTAGAGTAAGTAATGATACTTATTCAACTAATACTTTAACTGGACTGAAGACGTATGTTGAAAATGACGGTGATGTAGTAATGCTATATCACGGTGATTCAGAATATACAAACTTTTTTATTGCTCAACATAACGGAACTACTAATAGGGTGTTATTCGGTGGTGGTGCTAGTGGTAATGCTAATATGTACTATCAAGGTACTTCTAAATTAGCTACTTCATCGGCTGGCATTGCGGTAACTGGAACGGTCACAGATTCAAAGGGTGAACTAAGAACTCTTCCAGCTAATACTCAAGCTGGTACATATACGTTAGTTGCTGCTGATGCTGGAAAATATATCTACGCTTCTAATACAGTAACTTTACCTGCTTCAGTTTTTACTGTTGGGCAGATGATTACTATTGTCAACAATACTGCAGGTGATATCACTTTAACTGCAAGTGGCATAACTTTATATCATAGTAAAGATGGTGCAACAGGATCTCGTACTCTTGGTACAAGAGGTGTAGCTACTGTTCTTTACCATACTGCTTCTATCGCTTATATATCTGGATCGGGATTAAGCTAATGATGCAACAACTTTTAACAAGCTTAGGTGCAGGAGTCTCAGGCGATCAAGCTACGTTTATAGGTAGAAGATATAGCTATACAGGTGGTCCGTCTAACGTAGCATCTTCAGCTAGTGGTCCGGGTGTTAGTTCTGGTACTGATTCACGTAGTTCGTGGACTTACAGTTCTAGTGACACAGAATCAATGAATACTAAATATACATGGACCTGCCCTACAGGCGTTACACAAGTTTCAATACTATGTATTGGCGGTGGAGGTGGCGGTCAAGGCGGTGGCTTCTACGGAGTTGAGGTGATGGACACGTATCTCGTACAATACGCACATGGAACAGGAGGAGGAGGTGGTGGTTTAGTATATTTAAATCATCTAACAGTAACACCAGGAACTGTATATCATCTTGCCGTTGGTGCTGGTGGACCGGGAACACTATATAATTCTTCAAACAGCACTGGCTATGGCGGTCAGGGAACAAACGGTGGTACTAGTTGGTTTGCAACTGCAGCAGGATCAGGTGGTGGTGGTGGTACGTCATCTAATCAATATTACTCACCATCTACAAATTTTATAAAAGCTATTGGCGGTGGAGGTGGCGGAGACAATACTTCGACCGGCTATGCTGGCTATGGTCAAACTAACGGAACAGCATTCTCAAGCGCAGTTTCACGTTCTGGAGGTACTGGAGCAAATGGACCAAATAGTAGTGTGACAACTACTGGTCCCGGTAGTGGCGGTGGTGCTGCTGGATATTCTGGAAATGGAGGAAATGGATCTGCTGATACAGGAGCTAATTGGTCTGGACAAACTGCTGGTGCTGGTGGCGGTGGCTCAGGTGGCGGCGGTAGAGTGTGGTCAGCTTCTGGTGGTGGCGGTGTAGGTGCTTTTGGAGAAGGTGCATCTGGTGCTGCCGCGACAACTAGTCAAACAGCTTGGCCTTCACCTTATTCAGCAACACTTACAAACGCACAACTTGGTCAAGGTGGTTCTGGTGGTGAAGATTCTGGAAATGGATCACCTAGATACTACGGATCTGGTAATTATAATAGTCATAAACAAGTATGGGATGGCGGTTTATATGGTGGCGGCGGCGGTGGCGGCGGCGCTGATAATGGTGGTGGTGCTGGTGGTTGTGGAGCACCCGGAATTATAAGAATATTGTGGGCTGAAGAAGCTAACTACCGATATTACCCAAACACAAATACAACAGATATGTAAATGGCATTAACACAAATAAGTACAGGCGGTGTAAAAAATGATGCCGTCACTGCTGGTAAGATACCAGCAAACGCAGTAGGATCTAGTGAAATAGCAGATGATGCAGTAGTACAAGCTACCATTGCAGATGATGCAGTAGACGAAGCAAGACTACAAATAAGTAACGCTGGAAGTAATGGAGAATTCCTACAAAAACAATCAGGCAACACTGGTGGTTTAACTTGGGCTGCTGTTAGTAGTTATACACATCCAAACCACTCAGGAGAAGTAACATCTACAGCAGATGGTGCTCAAGTAATAGCAGAT